AATCAATATTTAACGTCGTAAGCCATGGGTACATATAGCTTTACAAGTTCAGGTAAAACTAACACACAAATTTCTAAAGAAATAGTGAAAGCTACACCTTTACCTATAGGGATAAAAACTCCATTAAGGCTTGACGCAGAAAATCTTCTAGCGATGAATTATACCGCAGAAGAACAAATTCAAGACAATGTAAAAAATCTACTTTTAACAAATTGGGGCGAAAGAGTCGGATTTTACTATTTTGGCGCAAACTTGCAAGAATTAACTTCAGAAATTTCGACGACCGAAGAATTTGACGAACAAGCAATAACTAGAATAAGAGATGCAGTAAGTACGTGGATGCCTTTTATAGTACTAAATGACTTTATTTCAGATATCGATGAAAATAATAGAAATTTAGGACTTGTAAGAATAACAATAACTTATAGCGTCCCACAGTTGAATATAGAAAATAAAGCTCTTCAGATATCATTATATGTAATATAATTTTGATAATAAAAGTGAGTATAAAATGGCAAAAAGTAACTTAACACAATTTAGAACTCGAAATTATCTTGCAAAAGATTTCGATTCTTTTAGAACACAATTGTTGAATTATGCTAGGTTATATTATCCGGATAAAATACAAGACTTTTCAGAAACTTCTTTGGGAGGAATGTTTTTAGATTTAGCTGCTTATGCAGGCGATACCATGTCGTTTTATTTGGATCATCAATATAATGAGTTAGATCCAGAAACTGCGATTGAAACAAAAAATATAGAAAGACTAATTAGAACATCCGGAACAAAAATAGTTGGAGCTTCTCCTGCCGTAGTTGATGTGACTGTTTTTATCGAAGTTCCGGCGGCGTTTAACAATTCAAAAGTAGCTGTTTCTTCATCTTCTTTACCTGTAATTAAAGCAGGCACTATATTTGTTTCTATAAATAATATTGCATTTAACCTTTTATCAGATATAGATTTTTCTAAAAAGAGGGCTGATGGAAATTACGCCGCTGAAGTAAAAGTTGGAAGAAGAACAGAAAGTGGAGTCCCATTAAGCTTTCTATTAGCAGCAAGCGGACCATGCATTTCTGGAACTGAGACGACCGAAACGTTTGGACTAGGCTCTTTTATCCCATTTAGATCAGTAAGATTATCTGAATCAAACGTAACCGATATAATAAACGTTTATGATAGTTTAGGTAATGTTTATTACGAAGTTAACTCGTTGACTGATGATGTCGTTTACAAAAATGTCTTAAATTTAGCAAAAGATTCTCAAGAAATATCAGAAGCATTAAAAGTTATTCCTGCTCCTTATAGATTTGTAACTTCGACTGATTTATCTACTAGAACAGTAACATTAATTTTAGGAGGAGGAGATGACACTAGCATAGAAGATGACATAGTTCCTGATCCTTCTGACTTTGCAATATCTTTTCCATATTCAAAGACATTTTCTAGAACATCTATTAATCCCCTTCAATTACTAAAAACAAGAACGTTAGGAATATATTCTGCAAATTCTACGTTATCAGTAACGTATCGTTATGGAGGTGGATTGTCTCACAACGCGCCACCAGATACAATCAACGCGATTCAAACTTTAGTTATAACTTTTCCTAATAACCCTTCTATAGACGTAATATCATCTGTTAGAAGTAGCATAGGGGTATCGAATAGAGAACAAGCTGTCGGTGGCGAAGATTCGCCTACAATTAATGAGCTAAAATCGCTAATACCAAGCGCAAGAAATTCTCAAGAAAGAATTGTAACAAGAGAAGACTTGTTGGCAAGAGTATATTCACTACCTTCTAATTTTGGAAGGGTATTTAGAGCAGCTGCTCGTTCAAATCCAAACAATCCGATTGTAACTCAATTACACGTTATTTGTAGAGATCAAGATTCTAAATTAGTTCATGCTTCAGATACGTTAAAAGAAAATCTTAGAAAGTATCTAACTCCGTATAGAATGATAACGGATGCGATAGAAATTCTTGACGTTCCAATTGTAAATCTAGAATTTAACTTTGATGTAGTCTCTGATCCTTCTTTAAACTCTCAAATAATCATTCAAAACATTTTGAGAAATCTTATATTTCAATTTGAAACAAAGAATTTTTCTATTGATCAACCCATCGTAATATCAGATATACAAAATTTAATTTTTAGAACGCAAGGTGTTATATCTGTTAATAATTTGCAATTCAAGAATTTGTCTGGAAATATTAATAGTCTTGAATATAGCAATTATTTTCATGATATTAAAAGCAATACTAGAAAAGGAATTTTGTATCCACCCATTGGTGGCATGTTTGAATTCAAATATCCAGAGATAAACATAATAGGAAGGACATCTTTGTAATATGTACAAAATTCTAAAAGCAGACAAAGATGCTTACCTAACAAATAGGTTTATAAAAATAGCTAGTTCTGGATCATTTCGAACTGGTTCGAACGTAGGTTCTGCAGGCTCATTAGATTTATTTAAACTTTATGGAGTTACGTTCGATAACAATGGAGTCAAAAATTTAGAACTTAGCAGATTATTAGTTCATTTTGATTTACAACCAATTAAAGACTTAATTTATTCAAATTCTATCAATGTCAACAACAGCAGCTTTAATTGCACACTAAAATTATTTGATGTGTATGGCGGGCAAACGACTCCTTCTAATTTTGATGTATCTGTTTACCCTCTTTCTAAATCATTTAACGAAGGATTAGGCCGTGACGTCGTGTACTATTCGGATTTTGATTCTTGCAATTATGTTTCAGCTTCGTTTAATGCACCTTGGGTTTCTTTAGGCGCCTCCTCCGCCGGCGGCGCGACGGAAATTTGCGATTATATAACTGCGTCGTCTTTAATTAACGACTTTAAAGCTACTCAACACTTTATAACAGGAGAAGAAAATCTAGAAATCAATGTAACTAAGATCATTTCTGCAACATTAGCAAATGAAATACCAGATAGCGGATTTAGAATTTCTTTAGATTCTTCTCAAGAAAATGATTCATACTCATATTTCGTAAAACGTTTCGCAAGTAGGACTGCATATGATGAGTTTAAACATCCAAGAATCATTATGAAATATGATGATTCATTGATAGATGACTCTTTAAATTTAAGATTTGATGAACCTTCTACAATATTTTTAAGAAATTTTTCTAAAGGTGAATTATCAAACATACTAAGTGGATCAACTCTTACTGAAATAACCGGTACAAACAGCATATTGCTTAAATTAACAACAGCCGTATCTGGTAATTCTTCTTACACTTTAACGTTTAGCGGTTCTCAACATTTTGATGGACTAAATTATTACGTCGGCATATACTCTTCTTCTTTTACAATTCCAACTTCAAATAACACGCTATATGTTGAATTGCAAAAGTCAGGTTCAATAACCTTCACTCCCGTTTGGTCTTCATTGGATAATTCGATAGGATACTTTACAGGAAGCAAGTTAGAAGTATTCCCACCCCTAAGAACTTCAAGTGCAACTGATTTTAAAAATTATGTTTTATCGACAAATGGTATAAATTCTCTTCATCGTTCAAATGAAAAAGTACAGATTCGTTTAAACATATTCGATTACATAAGTCCTGCAATTAAATTAGTAAAACGACCTGTAGAGTTACCAAGTTCTGTTATTAGAAAAACTTATTATCAAGTTAGAGATATTACGACAAATGAAGTTGCTATAGCATTTGATGAAAAATATAGTTCTACAAGAGTAAGTAGCGATGGCACCGGTATGTATTTTACACTTGATACATCAAACCTCACTAAAGAGAGAAGTTATGTAATAGACATTATGATAGTAATGGGTGGAGTAAATAAGATCTATCATTCAGTATCAAACGTTTTTAAAATTAGCGATACACAGGTCAATTAACGATGTCAAATTATCGATATTCGCAATACGTTCCATCGTTTTTAAGAGAACAATCCTTAAATAGTGCGAGATCGTTCTCACTATCTTATTCTAATTTTTCCGGATCAAACATACAAAATCCAGATTCTTTTGGATATGACGTAAACGGAACTGGGCTAAAATCATCTCAGCAGTTAAACGTTGACTGGTCAAAATTTGAAAATCATACCTTCTTCATGTCAGCAGAAGCTAAAGTAAATTTAACCTTTGAGCAAATCATAAATGGATTCCCGTTTGACGGAACTAGAGAAGAAGTCGAAAATTTCTTTACTGATTTATCTGGATTTGACAAGTGGGTTTTTGATAGATTTCCAAAGTATCAAGGACAACTTCATTTTTCAGGAACTCAAACAACTGAAACTTTACCAACATTAGGAACGTATATACAAGTAAAAGATATTCAAGGGGTAATATTTCCGTCATTAAGTCCAAATGCCGACGCACAAGTTTCTACATTAAACCCTAAAAACAATAATTCGTTAAGCATAGAGCTACAATTAAAAATTCCTAAAATTCAAACTAATGGAACACAAATATTATTACAAAAGATTAATCATGATAAAAATCATGGGTTTTCTATACGTTTAAACCCTATAGCTTCTACGAATTATTCCATAGCACAGTTCGACGTTTTTTCTGGTTCATTGGCTATGTCAACATCTGCAACGATTGAAAAAGGAATTTTTAATCATTTATGCTTCGTTTTAGATAGAGATTCAAAATTACAAAATTTAAAAATTTTTAATAACGAATCTATTATTTCTACCACAACAGGTTCAACTACCATAGGTAATCTTAGCATAGACTATAACGATTTATTGATAGGAAGCGGAACTTCCTATTATGTAGAAGGAAATTTAGTAACGCCTCGACAGACGTTGTCAGGAACTATCGACGAATTAAGAATATTTCACTCATTCAGAACAACTTCTCAACAAAAATCTTACGCAAAAAAATCCATACATAGCGCGCCAGATTTAAAACTATATTATAAATTTAACGAACCCGCACCACCTCTATCACCAATAACTGATGATATCACAAACTCTATAGTTTTAGATAGTTCAGGAAATTCATTACATTCTTTCATTAGCAATTTTTCTGGTTTTTTGAGAGAAAATGCAAAAAATGATCCATTAAGCAATTTAATTTATGAAAGAAATGATTTATCACCTGTTTTATTCCCCGCATATCAAGATGTAATTAATCTAAACGTTGAATTGTTAACAAGCGCATCTGCATACGATTTAGAAAATCCTAATATCATAACCAAGTTAATTCCTCGACACTACCTTGTCGAAGGCGCCGCTGCTGAAGGATTGACATCAGCTGAAGCCAATAATGGATCTCAATACGGAGGCTCTGGAATACCAGGGCAAGGTAAATTAAACAACGTTCAAATTATGTTATCTTTGCTCTACATATGGGCAAAGTTTTTTGATGAAATTAAATTGTTTTTAGATGCATTTAGCTCTTTAAAGACAGTAGATTATGAATTAAATAAGAGCATTCCAAATAACATGTTATTTGATATTGCAAAACATTATGGCTTCTTTTTACCTCCGCTTTTCACATCGGCGACAATTGATCAATATGTTCTTGCAGAAAATATTGATCCTTTAATTAAAGGAAATGAAAGCTTATCATTAAGGTCAGTTCAACATGAAATTTTAAGAAGAATATTAATAAATTTACCTTCAATAATTCGTTCTAAAGGTACGCAACAAAGTATAAAAGCATTTCTAAGATCAATCGGAATAGAACCTGATTCTAGCGTAAGATTTAGAGAATATGGTGGACCTACATATAGAAAATTGCTTCATGCGAAAGAAAGTAAATCTGATTTAACGACCATCATTAATTTTTCATCATCTTCTTTAGTCACGTCTCAATTCTTGTCATCATCTAGATTACAACCTGGATATCCCAAGCCAGAAGGAACATTCGTACAAAAGCACATTTATAATCCTCATGGAATATCAAACTCTATCAACGACGGATTGCTAACATCAGGTTCATGGACTTTCGAATGCAATTACAAATATGAACTACCTATCTCATTATCATCTTTTACTCAAAGCCTAGCAAGGTTATGCGTAACGGGATCAGGAATACAAAATCCAGGATTAGTTGCAAATCTCATTGGATATTATGATGAAAATGATCCAAAGGTTAGACTGTTTTTGCGCCCTGGAAATGATGATAATGCTCCTTTATTAGACATGACTTTAAATTTGCCAACGGGCAGCTTGTTTAATGGTGATATTTGGAACGTTTCTTTCGGTTGCGAGAGAAATGACTCAATTGATTCTATAGCATCATCGTCTTATTTTATAAGAGTAGGTACTCAAAATGAAGGAGAGGTTTTGTATTCATCTACAACTTCATCTTATTTTTATGAATTAACAGGATCTGGTTCGCCATTAGATAGTAACGTATTCAGGAAATTAGATTTAGTTTATCAAACCAACGTTTCTGGAGCGTTTATTACACTAGGATCTAATCAAACAATTCCTGAAGGTTCTACTTCAACTTATCGTTTTTTAAATAACAATCTTTCAGTTGCAGAATCTGTTTCAAGAAAAACTGCATTTGATGGTCGCGCTTTAAGACTAAAATTTTGGTCAAAAGCGTTAAGTGAAAATGAATGGTTATCTCATTTAACAAACTATCAATCATTAGGCGTCGACAACCCGCTGGTAAATTACAACTATTCGATTTCAGAATCAGGTTCTTACGAAAGATTAAGATTAGAATCTTTAGTAAAGCAAGAAATAAAGTCAGCTGACAATAACGGTAACATTACATTTTTGGATTTTAGTGAAAACGGAATAAACTTAAATGGGACGGGATTTCCAGCTAATAAAAATTGCATGTTGCCTGAAATCATTCGATATTCTCATTTATCTGCATACTTTGATGAAGCTGTTACTAACGAAAAAGTAAGAGTAAGAGGATATAATGATGAATATTTGATATCAAGAAATGAATGGGCAAGACCGTCTCCTGTTTACGAAATAACAAGATCAGAGACGCCACAAGATGATGCCAGATTTTCAATAGATTTTTCGTTAGTTGATTCTTTAAACAAAGATATTATTAATATGTTTTCGACATTTGAATCTATGGAAAATTATTTAGGAAATCCAGAATTAGTATTTTCTTCTGATTATCCAGATTTAGAAAAATTGCGAAGCATTTATTTCAATCGTTTAAAAGATAAATTAAATTTTAAAGCTTTTATGGAATTCTACAGCTGGTTTGATAATTCAATCAGCACATTTATTGAACAATTGATGCCAAAGAAAACAATGTATAAAGGAACTAACTTCGTTATTGAATCTCACATGCTAGAAAGACATAAAATAGAGTATTTCTTTTCAGAAAACTACGTAAAACAAAACAAAAGAAGAATCATACATGAAGGAAATTTATAAGTTATTCAAATGAACACCATCTTTAATAGAGCTTCACAATTATTGACACCTAAAAAAAATAAAGTATTCTTTTACCAATTCTTACCTTCAAATAATAAAGAATATTTTGATGATACCCCTGGTGTCAACAAAGATGAAAGACTCAAGGCCAGCAATTCGTCTTCTTACGTTAATACAGGTTCAATAGATACTTCAGCGATTGATGCTTATCGACAAGGTGTAGAAATAACCAGATCAAAACATTTCTTTGCAAGATCAATTCCAAAAATTCATTCTGGTGAACCTGGGAATGTTATAAAAAAGAATTCATTTGGATCAGAAAAGGGTAATATTTTTCCAGAAAATTATTATCAAGATTTAGAATTTTATAATCCTATAAAGTTTCTTCAAACGAACCAATTAACATATCCTATAATAACAAGCGATTTTAATGAACTAGAAAATTATAATTTTAACGGAATTATAGAGCCAATGCCTATAAGATCCGTTGCTTCATTTTTTAGCATTGATATTCCGTTTGAAGCAAGATCAGTAAAAGGTCATTTATCTGATGGAAATCTAGATATTGTATTGGCTAGCGATAGAAAATTAACTGTTGATAAGAAGTATACAAAACATAAAATCCAACCTTGGTTGGATATGGTTGATATCATTGGAAATGTAAAAAAAATTCCTACAATGGGTTTCTTCAATACTAATGATAAAGTATATTTGGATCCTTTTAACGATTTGTCAAATAAGGTACAATTATCAACAAATTTGTCTGAAGACATGATTGAAGTCGTAAAAAAAATGAATAGTTCTACTGACAATTACGTTAAAGATGGAGATATTTCAGCGTCGGCAGGTTGGACGTACGATGATGTTTGGTCAAAAGGAACGGACTCTATAGCATTTGGGGGTTTTACATACTAACATGCCTACTCCAAAATCTTTACGAGCAGCACCTAATAGAGACATCTCAAAATATATTCTTACGTTAAGCAAAGAATATAACATTGGGTTCGTTAGCGTACCACAACAAAAATTTTCTTGTATACCTGATCCAATATCACAAGAAGGAGTTGACGACGGTGTAAGTTCCCCTATTGATATAGGGTTTCCATTTTTATTTAATGGGCTAGCATATAAGTCATTTGTTGTTTCCCCTGATGGATGGGTATGCTTAATTGATCCTAGATATGGGACATTTAATTTATCTGACATATTTGTAATTCCACCATTCCCTCCTCCTCCTAGATTGCTTTCACCTGTATCATATGCTAATGCAGCAATCAAAGCAAATTTTGCTGGTAATATAAAACACGTTCTGTTTGCAGTTTGGTTTGATGATTTGCAAAATCGATATGAAGACCCGTCATCAGCAGGATTATCAATAAATCAAATTGATTTATACGAAAAAGGATTATCACAACCAGATGCTAAGTTAAGCCCGATAGATTATGGTGTCAGATATTACAACGATAATCAAAATCCTGAAGGTAGAAGATTAATCATTAGATGGTCTTCAACGACAGTACGAGGAAATGTAATAAAATTTGAATTTGTTTTATACGAAAATGGGAAAATAGAATATCGTTATCTTCCATTATCAAAATTGCAATTTGTTTCTTCAACAGAAGAAGATGCGACAGTCGGCGTCTTTATGACGGGTAATTCTTTTAGAGATTTTTCTTATGAATTAAATTATGAAACTTATGCAAGAACAAAATATGAATTTGGTGGTGCCACGTATAATCCATCATATTCTGACTTAGCAGATGGAAATACGGCGAAATATGCGTGTAACTTAAAAATTGATCAACATTGGCCAGCCATCGGAGAAATTGGAGCAGTTTTTACCTTTCACCCACCATTAAATTTAAGAAGGATATTACCCAGATCTTTACTAAAAGAAAAAGATTCAAAAATAAATCTACCAACGATAGCTAAAACCGGTGATTCAAGAACAGGAAATCACAAAATATCATTTGATGATAGAAAATCGATAGCTTACACAAACGGCGTAGTCAGTTTTCCAACTTCATTGCCGAGGTTTTATGGGTCAAATCTTTTGAGCGTATCAGAAAACCAAAACTTATTTTCTAACAATTTTATTATAACTTCGAGTATTGTCAAATCTCTCGTAGATTCTTATTTAGAAGATACAAAAAAAGATTACATACGCCCATTTAATGAAAATAAAATTTTTGAAAATGATCCAAACGCATTATCTGACTCTTTTTTCTTAACAGGTAGTAAAATTGAAGACGTAGGGGAAGGATTCAATCAATCATTAAAATCAAAGACGCAAATTAGACTATCTTTTAGAGTTGATCATAAAACAAAATTATTCGGAGCTTCATCAAGCATTTATTACTTTAATTCAAAAACAAATAGATGGCAATATCCAACTTCATCATTTTTAAATGGGCAATTTGACATAGCAAATCCATATGGAGATGCATCTGCTGATAGAATAATCGAAGTCGATAGATGCTTTAATGCTTTTGGTTTTAATTTAATTTCAGGCTCTGCAAATAGATCAATAGGAACTAGAGCAACTGACGGATTAATAAATAGTTCTCTAACTCGTGAAAATGAAATAAACGCTCTTACAAAAAAGTATGACAAAAGCGTCCAAGCAGATAACAGATATTCAGCAATAGATGACGAAACATTCACAATACCGATTCAACAACCGTTCTTACTAGAAAAAGCAGTAATTGAAATACCAATTGAAGCTGGACCTGGATGGTTTAATGATAAAACTAGATGTTTTATTCCATTAACTTCAAATTCTCCACAAGTACCAGGATCCGTAGCAACAACGTTTGATGTTGGAGGACCTGGCATAACAATCTCATTGTTTAATCAAGTTTTTTCAGGTAGAAGGACCAGTGTTAGAGATTTGATTTTATCAGGAACTTTTACCCATGAACTTGATGATATATCAGAATTAACTTATTCTAACACGCCAGATATTTCTGCTGGTCCGACTTCTCAATCAGGGAATATATGGCAGCTTAGTCCGATAGGATTTAAGGCTTATTCTTGGCCTACTGCGGTTATTCGCAGTGGAACCGTGGGTCAATATACTGGAAGCGTCGTGGTTAATTGCCAATCTTCTATATCAAATGGATTTTTAGCAAAAGATATTTTTTATATAACGCAAGCATATACAGGGCCCCACGGAGGAATGTCTGTAAGCGCTGCTCATTCAGCGTTAACACAACTTCTTAATACTGAAAAGTGGACATTCGGAAGCGAAGAAACAACTGTTTTTAGCTTTGGAGGAAGTACTGGTACTAGAGAACGCGCAATTCTTTCGATAAATAACTTTGGAAGAAATTCACAAGGATTTGACTCATCAAATCGTTCGATATTCGGAAAAGAATTTAAGACTTTTACAGAAAAAAGTTATGACAATCCATTCTATTTGTATAAAAAAAGTTCAACTCTTCAAAATTTAAAAAATATAATTTCTTTTGCTGGCGGATTAGATAAAGTTTTATATGCAACTTCAATTGCTCAAAAACAAAAGACAGTAGCATCACCATATCTTTTATTTCCTGGAGACAAGTTGATACTTTCTGTCTCGAAATCAAGACCGGTATTTTTTTCAGGAGTAGAAACAATTCCTCCGACCGGAGGACCAGCCATACCAGCATCTCCTCCTTATACTTCTGGGTCCATAGAACATGATATCAAATTAACCACAGGAAGCATTCATATTACTCTTTATGGAAGTTTAATCTCCGAAGGAAAAGAATTTCATGACACGTTAAATCAACCATTAGCATCTGTTGCAATTCACGATGTAGTTGCTGGAGGAACAAAGACATGGTAAGAGTTCTTGATCAACATGAAATAGAGAGTAAAGAATCTTATATTTCTGGAACTTATGATAGAGTTGTTGCGGGTCGTTTAGTTGAAATTAGACAGGAACGTGGAATAAAAAAACTAGTACCTACCAATGGAATTTCTTTTGATAGAGGCGTGATATTTGGAAAGATATTGAATTACGAAAACACGACGACCCCTGGGACTTCTATTTTCGATTTTTCAAACTCTGTTTCTTATAGAATGCAACCGTACAGCGAAAAGGCAGGAAATTTAAAGGCTTCAAAACATGATTGTGCAGAAGAAAGAATATACGACACATTGCCGCCTGATCCTATTGCGTGCTTCAAAATAAATGGCGGTAATATTTTTTATATGTATCCGTCGGATGATGAAGCCGCCGGCGGCGGGCCAGCATTTGGTATTCAAAATAGAGATGTAGGGTTTATTATTTTTGATAACTATATCCCCTCAGCCAACACCCCGGGGATAAATAGACCAGTAAACTTAAACCCAGGTGTTGACAAGCATTGGACTAAATCGTATCCATTTGAACCGAAATATTCTAATGTGCAAAGAAAAAAAGAATTGCTATTTAATAACATAGAAGCTTCTCATGTAGCAGAATTTTATTCTCAAACATTTACGCAGCTATCAACTAATAAACAAGTTAATGGGTTAATAGTTGGAACAGTCGGCCGACAAAAGGTTTATCGTCCAGTAAAAGAAGCTAAAGACTTAGACTATTCTTCGCCGTCAACAGGAAATTGGTATCACCATTGGTCAATTGACGTTAACTTGTCATCGCCTACTGCAATAACCGGTTCAACGAATAAAAACGATTTAATAAAAACAATATTCGGTTATGGGGATGTTAGTACTGTATTTTTTGATTCTAATATAGTTGATTCTTTTGAAAGAACGAGCTTTGCTCGTCGCGGAACAACAAACTGGCCTGATTTTAGAGATAGAAAAACCACGTCATTAAGCCCAAGAGGAGCTCCCGCAGGGAATTATGAGTCAGTAAGAACAAGTTACTGGAATATAGGGCCTATTATTAGAGGGTGGAGATACGGATTATATAGCGGGTTACCTCAATACACTTCTGCTTATTTTAGACAAGGAAGATTTGGACAATTTAGAGATATGTTAGAACAAAGAATTTTTGTCAATGTTATAAATGAAAAAAAATCTTCATATACAATTCTAAACAATCCTGTTGTTGTAACTTTTGTTGATTCAGAAGGAAATATAACTAAACCAGAGAATACTCAATCTCAAAACTTAAGTCAATATGCGACGTCTTCTTTACCTTATTTTGATATGCAGACTAGAAACAGACAATCAAGTTTTGTAACTAATTTATCATTAATTACGTTAAGCTTAGATGATTCTGGTAACTTAACAGCATAATTTCATAATATTATGACAATAACAAAAAATGAAGTAGATAAATCTATATTTTTAGTTGTCAAAGATACCAATAATAAAACGACTAAACTTATATTAAGTCCTAATAACTTTCAAATAGGATTAACGGATTCTGCTTCTAACTTAAAAGTTACCGGTCAATCAACTTTTTCTCGAGGCCTAACTTCAAATGGTGCTTCATTTTTTAGACAAGGGTTAAGTGGATCCTTGACTAGGCTTCATAGTGGAATTTCTTATCTTGTCGCAGGAAATAATATAACAATAACATCAGCATCGAATGGTCAAATTACAATTTCTTCCACTGCTGGTGGAGCTGGCACAGGAGACGTCGTAGGACCTGCCAGCGCAACTGCTAATGCAATAGCAAGATTTAATGGGACTACGGGAAAATTATTGCAAAATTCTGTCGCAACTGTCGCAGACACGACAGGCAATATTACGACTTATGACGCCGAGGTTGGCTCTTTGTCTGGATTCGCAGGCACCTACGCTATGTTTGGTCATAAAAATCAAACAAGTTTAGGTCAATATGCTATAGTTCAAAAGAATGACGGAGACACTTATTTAAATGCGCCAGAAGCTAAATATGTGTATTTCACGTCAGCAGGAAATCCATCTTACAATGGTTACATTGGATATGCTGGTGCTGGTGCTGGAACATTGATCAACCTTTCAGGAAGATCAGGAGACAGAGCTGGTGTAAACATAGGTAGTACATACGGTAATTCTTCTACAACGATAGATGCTGGAGAAGGAAACATCGATATCGGTACGAGTGATTCAACACGTACCATTAATATTGGTACAGCAGCGACACAGCCTCAACTTATTACGATCGGAAATACTAAAAGTCTTGGGTATGTAAGAATCAATCACGGTCTTTTAGGAACTGTTATTTCAGGCAGCACCTTTACGCAGATAACTGGATCTTCTTCAACTTCCGCCGACGCACTTATCGGAGACGCAGAGATAGGTTCATTGCCTGGATTTGCTGGGTCTTATGCGATGTTCGGTCATAAAGACCTTAATCATTCTCTGGGCAAATATGCTATAGTTCAAAAGAATGATGGTGAAACCTGGTTAAATTCTCCGATCGACAAATACATTCGCTTTACGACTGATGGCAACGTGTCGTATGACGGATACATCGGCTTTAGCACACTGTTTGGCACAGTTTTTAATTTTGCAGGAAGAGCTGGAAGCCGAGGATCTTTTACGCTGGGAAGCACTGTGAGTGATAGCTTCCTGAAGCTTGATGCTGGAGAAGGAAACATCGATATCGGTACGAGTGATTCAACACGTACCATTAATATTGGTACAGCAGCGACACAGCCTCAAATTATTACGATCGGAAATACCAAAAGTCTTGGGATGGTAAGAATCAATCACGGTCTTTTAGGAACTGTTATTTCAGGCAGCACCTTTACGCAGATAACTGGATCTTCTTCAACTTCCGCCGACGCATTTATCGGAGACGCAGAGATAGGTTCATTGCCTGGATTTGCTGGGACTTATGCGATGTTCGGTCACAAAGACCTTAATCATTCTCTGGGCAAATACGCTATAGTTCAAAAGAATGATGGTGAAACCTGGTTAAACGCACCAATTGATAAATACATTCGTTTTACGACCGACGGAAATCCATTGCATGACGGATACATCGGCTTTAGCACGCTGTTTGGCACAGTTTTTAATTTTACAGGAAGAGCTGGAAGCCGAGGATCTTTTACGCTGGGAAGCACTGTGAGTAATAGCTTCCTGAAGCTTGATGCTGGAGAAGGAAACATCGATATCGGTACGAGTGATTCATCGCGTACCATTAATATTGGTACAGCAGCGACACAGCCTCAACTTATTACGATCGGAAATACTAAAAGTCTTGGGATGGTAAGAATCAATCACGGTCTTTTAGGAACTGTTATTTCAGGCAGCACCGTTACGCAGATAACTGGATCTTCTTCAACTTCCGCCGA